ACGCAGGTCCAAAGGTTGTTGTGATGCCAGTTGTTCCAACGGCGTACAAAGTCGATACCGTTAATCAGTCTGTTGGTGTTAAAACCAGCGGGGTAAAGACTCGCGGCAACGGCGCAGCTACAAAAGGCACAATGGCCCGTGGGCCAATGGCGTAAATCATCTAGGAGAGCACCATGAAAAAACTGGAAATGGTTACCAAAGGCGGTAAAAAAGTTCCTGCGTTTGCTGCTGACGGCGTAGGTAAAATGAAGAAGGGCGGCAAGGTAGGCAAAGGCGAGCACCGCATGCCCGACGGTCGCATTATGAAAGATTCCGCCCACAAGAAACCCAAAAAGTAAGATGAGGGGCAGCCCGTGAACTACAGCGAACTGACGACAAATATAGAAGACATCTGCGAGCAGACGTTCACGGCACCCCAGCTCGCCATGTTTACGCAGCAAGCCGAGCAAAAAATCTACACCACTGTGGACTTGCCTGCGTTTCGTAAGAACCAAACCGGCTCGCTAACTTCTGGTAACAAATACCTGACGATGCCGACGGGCATGCTGTACGTTTACTCTTTGGCCGTCATTGACGCGTCGAACAACTATTCGTACTTGATTAACAAAGACGTAAACTTTATCCGTGAGGCGTACCCCAACCCGACAGACGCGGGGCAACCCAAGTACTACGCGGTGTTTGACCAAGACACGTTCATCCTCGGGCCAACCCCCAACTCCAACTACAGCTCCGAGATTCACTTCTCGTACTACCCTGAGTCTATTGTTACGGCAGGTACCACTTGGCTTGGCGAGGAGTTTGACTCGGCCCTGCTTAATGGCGCGCTGGTTGAAGCGGTACGGTTCCAGAAGGGAGAAGCTGATATGGTGGCGCTCTATGAGAAGCTGTACGTACAGGCTCTCACGCTGCTTATTCAAGTGGGTGATGGTAAACTGCGCGGAGACGCGTACCGCGACGGTCAGGTGAAGAGGAAGGTGGGTAATGCTTAGCGCAAATGGGGTTTTAAATTTAGGCTCCATAACGGTGAGTTCTGTTTCTGGCAGGGGTTTTACCCCGGAAGAACTAGCGGAGCAGGCGCTGGCAAGAATAATTTATGCTGGTGGCAAATGCCACCCGGCTATTAGCGATCAGGTGGACGCCTTTAAGGGTGAGATTCGCACAGTTCTTGTCCACTACATGAAGCAGGCGATTAGCTCAAACCACACGACGCTAGCAAATAAATTCCGTGCCGCAGGGCATCAGGACCTTGTAAAATTATTGGAGAGTTAACATGCCTATTAGCATAACAACCGCAATGCCCACCAGCTTTAAGGTAGAGCTGTTTCAGGCAGTACACAACTTCACTGCGTCTACGGGTAACACCTTCAAGGTCGCGCTGCTAAAAGCCACTGCATCAGGGTCTGGCACTTTTGGGGCGGCCACCACCAGCTACACCAACCTGTCTACGGATGAACTTGGCTCCGGCAGCGGGTACACAACGGGCGGCAATACCCTGACTTCAATCACCCCTGTCGCGTCTTCCACAACAGCGGTGTGTGATTTTGCCGATACTACGTGGACTGCCGCATCGTTCACAACCTGCGGGGCGCTGATTTACAACGATACCGCAACAGGCGACCCCGCGTGCGCCGTCCTCAGTTTTGGCGGAGATCAGACAGTCTCTAGCGGAGATTTTCAGATTCAGTTCCCAGCGGCAGTCGCTGCCACGGCCATTATTCGCATCGCGTGAGCGTGAGGTGGCGCAATGCTTAGTTATGTCGGCGGATTTACACAAGGCTACTCGGGGACCGCGTCTAACATAGTCGTGCCCCTGACAACGCTCACTGGCGGCACGGATTCTGCGCCCTCAGCCGATGACATCGTGGTTGTGTGTTTTTCTATCGGTACTACCGCTACCCGGGCGTTAGTAATCGCAGGGTACACAATAATAGCTACGGGGTACGCCAACGACACGTTTGACACGGAGCTGCGTGCCGGATACAAGCTCATGGGGGTGACCCCCGACACGACGGTGACGCTAACCGGCGGTACGATAAGTACTGCTGCCGCAGGGGTGGTTGAGGTCCATGTTTGGCGCGGCGTTGATTTGGTCACCCCCATAGACGTTACCACGGTAACAACGACCGGAACTAACAGCGCTATACCCACCCCACCCCCGATAACGCCCATAACGCCGGGGGCTATTATTCTGGCGGGTGCTGGCAACGCGCACAATCGAGGCTCGGGGACCTTTACCGCTAGTTACCTGTCAAACTTTCTTACCGTAGTTCAGAGCGACACCAACGACGCAACAGGGGGTCTGGGTAGTGTCGCGTGGGCTTCAGGCACGTACACACCCGCAACGTGGACATGGAGCGCAGCCAATAGCACAAGTTATTCTCGGGTCGCGTTCACCACTGCACTAAGGCCAGCGGTACCCGGGGTTCTCGCTGTAGGTTCTGAGGGCCAAGGAGCAGTCGGGACTGTCTCCATAGTAGTCAGTGATCTGGTACAGGTGGTGGGCGTATCGGGAACGGCGGCAGTGGGCACAGTTCGTATCGCTGGATGGACGACTATATCTGACGCACAAACCCCCAACTGGAATAACGTGACCGATACGCAAACTCCCAATTGGATTAATATAGCAACTACGTAAAGCCCTCGGGGCCGCAGCAGACATAGCAGTTTGAGGATAAATCATGGCAACGTACGTAAATGACCTACGCCTGAAAGAGATCACCACAGGGGACGAAGACGGCACTTGGGGCACCAGCACCAATACCAACCTGTCTCTGATTGCTGACGCCTTCAGCCTCGGCACCAAGCAGATGGCGGCGAACGCCAACGAGACGTTCACGATGCCTGACGCTACGGCGGACGGCACCCGCTCCCTCTACCTGAAGATCACCTCTGCTGTCGCGCTGACCGCCACCCGCACCGTGACCCTTGGGCCTAACACTGTGTCCAAGGTCTGGATCATCGAGAACGCCACCACCGGCAGCCAAAGCATCATTATTGCGCAGGGTTCAGGCGCTACGGTGACCGTTGCTACCGGCGCTACGGTGATGGTGGTTACAGATGGTGCGGGCGCAGGTGCGGCGGTAATAAAAGCAAGCCTAACCGCTGCGACAATCAACCTTGCCAGCGATGTCACGGGTACGCTGCCTGTTGCCAACGGCGGTACCGGCATAACGTCTTTTGGCAGTGGCGTGGCTACGTTCCTTGGCACACCTTCGAGCGCTAATCTTGCGGCTGCGGTAACTGATGAGACTGGCTCAGGCGCGCTGGTGTTTGCCACCAGCCCCACGCTCGTAACCCCATTGCTGGGCACCCCAACAAGCGGAGTATTGACTAACGCCACTGGCCTACCTATTTCAACAGGTGTTTCCGGCCTTGCCGCGGGCGTAGCTACGTTCCTAGCTACGCCTTCAAGTGCCAATCTTGCCTCAGCCGTTACAGACGAGACTGGCACGGGTTCTCTGGTATTTGCCACAAGCCCCACTCTCGTTACCCCTGTGCTTGGTACGCCCACCTCTGGCAACCTGTCTACTTGTACGGCGGATGGGACTGACGCAGTTGGCTTTAGAAATATACCGCAAAACTCACAAAGCGCGGCGTACACGCTGGTACTGGCAGATGCTGGAAAACACATACTGCACCCTTCAACCGACGCCAATGCCCGCACCTTTACTATCCCTGCAAACGCTTCTGTGGCTTACCCGCTGGGCACAGCGATTACGTTTATCAACATGACAAGCCAAGTAGTCACAATTGCCATCACAACAGACACAATGTATTTAAGTTCTGCCGGTACAACTGGCTCCCGCAGTTTGGCTCAATATGGTTCGGCTACAGCAATTAAGCTGACTTCAACGACATGGTTGATTTCAGGGAGTGGACTCACATGAGTGGGGCTCAGCAAAGTATGCTTATGAATCAACGGTCGTTTGGGCCGCCTGTGGTAACAGAAGCTATAGCTATAGCTCACGATACAACACCCTTTGTTTCCGCCTATCCTTGGTCTGGTTCAGGGTTTGGCACTAAATACGCTAACCCCGCTACGCTTCCTGCAGGGACTGGCGATGGCGTGGCCTTTAATTCTGCTGGTGATGCTATAGCTTTATCTCATGGTGGGTCGCCCTATATTTTAGTCTATCCGTGGTCTGGTTCAGGGTTTGGCACTAAATACGCCGATCCAGCCACGCTTCCTACAGGGTCTGGCGGCGTGGCCTTTACTCCTGCTGGTGATGCTATAGCTACAACCAGCTCTTTCTCCCCCTATGTTACAGCCTACCCTTGGTCGGGTTCAGGGTTTGGCACTAAATACGCTGACCCCGCTACGCTTCCTGCAGGAACTTGCAGTGGCGTGGCCTTTACTCCAGCAGGGGACGCTATAGCTGTAGCTCATAGTGGGTCGCCCTATGTTGCAGCCTATCAGTGGTCTGGTTCAGGGTTTGGCACTAAATACGCTAACCCCGCTACGCTTCCTGCATTCACCGGTGTTAACGTGGCCTTTACTCCAGCAGGGGACGCTATAGCTGTAGCTCATAGTACAACACCCTATGTTACAGCCTACCCTTGGTCGGGCTCAGGGTTTGGCACTAAATACACTAACCCAGCTACACTTCCTACAGGGACTGGCAGGGGAATAGCCTTTACTCCAGCAGGGGACGCTATAGCTGTAGCTCACAGTACAACACCTTTTGTTTCAGCCTATCCTTGGTCGGGCTCAGGGTTTGGCACTAAATACACTAATCCAGCCACGCTTCCTGCAGGAACTGGCAGTGGCGTGGCCTTTAATTCTGCTGGTGATGCTATAGCTGTAGCTCATAGTACAACACCCTATGTTTCAGCCTATCCGTGGTCCGGTTCAGGGTTTGGCACTAAATACACTAACCCAGCTACACTTCCTACGGGGAATGGCAATAGCGTGGCGTTCAACGTAAACCCGTAAAGAGGATAAACATGATCTATACTCAACTGACAGCGGACTACAAATACGACACTATTGCCGAGGCTATTTACGCCCGCGAGGTAGAGTATTTTCATTACGACTTTGATCGCATTAACTTTGAGCACTTGTTAAAAGTGGCGCTAGATAGCGAGTTTAAAATCAACGCAGCAGAACGTCTTGCGGCTACCCTGCAGCAGATGAATTCAGTTGAGGCTATTATAGGCGCTCTTCGCTCACAGATTGACGACGAGCAGGCGTTCGCAGCGGCGGTAGCGCGAGCCACAGCCAAACGCAAGAATAAGGAGTAAAAACAATGCTTAGATATGTGCAGTCTCAGGAAGGTGTTTTTGTTCGTCACATCAATGACATTGAGCCAACTCAGTGGGATGCAGAGCACTTCTGCCTTGCTAGAAAGCTCACGGAGGAAGAGGCTGCGCACTTTGGCGTAACTAAACTCAAGATTGTAACGCCACCGTACTTTAATCCTGCTACACAGAAGCGGGATGAAGCTGATGCGGTGTTGATCGACGGGGTCTGGACGCAGCAGTACGTTGTTACGGAGATGGGCGAAGAAGAGGCGGCGGATAAAGCGATGGCGCAAGCTGTTCAGGTTAGGGCGCAGCGTACCACGTTGCTTACAGAATGCGATTGGACACAGCTCATCGACAGCCCAGTGGATAAAGGGGTTTGGGCGTCTTACCGGACTGCACTGCGTGACATTACAGCGCAAGCAGGGTTCCCTTGGACTGTTGAATGGCCTGTGAAGCCTTGAGGTGACCCATGAACATCGACGAAGTAGCACTGCGCCAAATAGTCCGCGAAGAGATGAAGTCTGTCCTCAAAGAAGTTGGTCTGCACGACGATGACGCTGGCAACGATGTACGCGACCTGCGTAGTCTTATTACCGATTGGCGTGGGATCAAAAAGACCGTCTGGCAGACCATTGCGCGTGCGGGCACCCTGTTTGTTCTTGGCATACTGATGCTGGGGGCGTGGTCAAAACTCAATGGCGGGGATAGCCCTGAATGATTGATCCGGTCTCAGCCTTTGCCATAGCCACTGGTGCGTACAACGCCATTCGACGTGGCATTGAGATGGGGCGCGAGATCGAGGACATGGGGGGCCAGTTGGGCACTTGGTTTGGTGCTGTAGCAGACGTAAAGGCAGCGGAAGAAGAAGCGAAGAACCCGCCTCTTTTCAAAAAGCTTCTGTACAAAGGCTCTGTCGAACAGGAAGCCATGCAGAACCTCATGCGCCGGAAGAAGATCGAACAGCAAGAGAAGGAGCTGCGCGAGCTGATTGTATACCGCTACGGCGTTGATGCGTACAAAGACATGATCCGAGATCGAATGAAGATCAAGGAAACTCGTACTGCGACTGAAGCGGCACAGCGGCGCAAGATGCGAAACTTCATTATGAACAGCGCAACGGTTGCGGCTATCGTGGGTCTGATCGGAACGCTCGTTGCGTTTATTGTCGGTATCGTTGAAAAACTCAGGGAGTAGCAAATGAACGAAGGTGACATCAAAGGCAAGTTGACGTTCGCGGTCACCCTCATGGTTTCCGCCACGTTGTGCGTCTCTGTCATAGTCATGGTCATTGCGCTAGTGGCCGGTCTCTGGTTTGACAACATCGACAATGCCGAAATATTCAAATTAATCAGTCCTGCTTTTCAGACAATTATCGGGGGCTTTATTGGCCTGCTTGCCGGAATAAAACTCGGTAATGCTGATGAAGAACCCCCCTGCCGAGGTAACAAACAATGATGACTTTGATCTCTACCCTGCTGGGCTTTGCCTCGGGTGGTCTGCCTAAAGTTCTAGACTTCGTTCAAGACCGTGGCGACAAGAAGCACGAACTGGCGCTGATGGCTGCTAATCGTGAGCGCGAGATCGCACTAGCTCGTGAGGGCTTTGTCGCCCAAGCAGCGGTAGAGGAGATCAAGACCGAGCAGATTGCAATGCAAACACAGGCTCAGGAAAAGCTGGCTATGTGGAAACACGACATGAAGATCGGTGAAGGTGCCAGTACATGGGTGATTAACCTGCGAGCCAGCGTCCGCCCCATCGTGACGTACATCTTTGTGCTGCTGCTGGTGGTCGTGGATGTGGCTGGAATTTGGTACGCCTACTCAACTGGCGTTCCATTTGCTACTGCGATGGATATGGTGTTCTCAGACGATGAGATGTCGATACTGGCCGCAATAATCGCCTTCTGGTTCGGCAGTCAGGCGTTCAGCAAGAAATGAAAATCTCCGAAGCGGGCATCCAGCTTATCAAGTCTTTTGAAGGGTGCCACAACCAGCCCTACAGGTGCCCCGCGTTGCTTTGGACTGTCGGATATGGAAGGGTGCTCTACCCAGACCAAGCACGGCTGAAAACGCCAGAAAGAACGGCCTACCCGCTTAACGCTGAACACAACAGGACTTTTGATTATGACGAAATTGATGAACTGCTTGAGAAAGATTTGGTGCGATTTTCGGATGGGGTTTTACGACTATGCCCTCCTTGCGTTGATAGTCAGCCTCAGTTTGACGCAATTGTCAGTCTTGCTTTCAACATCGGACTAGGCAATCTGCAGGCGTCCACTCTTCGGATGAAGTACAACCGCGGTGACTACGACGGCGCAGCAAACGAGTTCCTGAAGTGGAATAAGTCGGGGGGCAAAGTCCTACAAGGGCTTGTGCGTCGCAGAGAAGCTGAAAGGATGTTATTCTTGTCTGGCGCTTAACCGCCCACTTGTTGAGGTCGCCACACCATGTTGAAAAAAATACAATTTAAAGCTGGGGTAAACCGAGACAACACAAGGTACTCTGCCGAAGGCACGTGGTATGAGACTGAAAAGGTCCGTTTTTTCTCCGGCGCACCTCAAAAAATAGGCGGTTGGGAGCGACTGTCGGCGGCTACTTTTCTGGGCGTATGTCGGTCCACGATAAACTGGATTACGCTGGGCAGGCAAAACCTTATTTCTGTTGGCACCAACCTCAAGTACTACATCGAGCGTGGCGGCGCCTACTATGACGTGACGCCGATTAGGCTGACCACCGCCGCCGGAGGCGCTACTTTTGCTGCAGTAGACGGCTCAGCTGTACTGACCGTAACCAGCGCGTCTCACGGTGCGCAACAGGGCGATTACGTTACGTTTTCCGCAGCTGTAAGTCTGGGCGGTAACATCACTGCCACTGTGCTTAACAAAGAGTACGTAGTCTTGTCGGTGCTAACTGGCAATACCTTTACCATTACGGCAACCGCAACCGCCAATGCATCAGACGTAGGAAACGGCGGCGGCGCAACCGTTGCGGCTTACCAGATACCAGTAGGCTACGAAATTGAAGTGCCGTTTCCCGGGTGGGGCACTGGGCACTGGGGTGTTGGTAAGTGGGGGGATGGCGAAACAACTTTTGCTCCAATGCGCCTGTGGAGTCAAAACAACTTCGGGCAGGACTTGTTTTTCGCCTATCGCGGAGGCAAGCCGTACTATTGGGACGCGGACACTGGAGTTGGAGTGCGGGCGGTTCTTGTGTCCACTTTGAGTGGTGCGTCCGATGTCCCCACTATTGTCAACATCGCGTTTGTGTCTGATATTTTTAGATTTGCGTTTTGTTTTGGCGCTAACGACATTGGTTCGGTCGATCTTGATCCCATGCTGATCCGCTGGTCAGACCAAGAAGACATAGCAAACTGGTCGCCAGCAGCAACCAATCAAGCGGGCAGCATTCGCCTGTCACGCGGCTCCGAAATCATTGCCGTTAGACAATCCAGACAGGAAATTCTCGTGTGGACAGACTCTACGCTTTACAGTCTGCAGTACTTGGGGGCGCCAGAAGTGTGGGGCGCGCAGCTGCTGGGTGACAACATTAGCGTCATCGGCCCTAACGCAACTATCTGCGCAAACAGCGCCGCCTACTGGATGGGTAAAGACAAGTTTTATTTATACGACGGTGCAGTGAAGACGCTGCCATGTTCAGTCAGCGACTACGTGTTTGACGACCTGAACCAGTCTCAGGCTAAGCAGGTCGTGTGCGGGACTGTTGAGCAGTTTGAGGAGATTTGGTGGTTCTACCCATCAGCGGGGTCAACTCAAAACGACAGGTACGTTCTGTATAACTACGTAGAGGGGGCATGGGCGTACGGCACACTGAGCCGATCAGCGTGGATGGACTCAGACCTTCGCAACTACCCGATAGCCGCTACTTACAGCAACAACTTGGTTTACCATGAGTACGGCGTTGACTCTAACGAGACGGGCACTGCGGTTGCAATTACGGCAAGCGTCACTTCCGGAGAGTTTGCTCTGGATGACGGCGACAGGTTTGTGATGGTAAACCGCGTGCTACCGGATATTACGTTCCAAAACTCAACTGCCAACTCCCCCTCGGTGGTAATGACGCTGTTGCCGCTGGAAAACGCAGGTTCTGGGTACAACGATCCCCTTTCCACCGGAGGCAATAGCGCCAATACCGTGACGCGCTCTGCAACGGTGCCGATTGAAGCGTTTACTGGGCAGGTATTTGTTAGAATACGCGGGCGGCAGATGGCCGTAAAAATTGAGTCGACCGGGCTGGGCGTTGCGTGGAAGCTGGGGGTTACAAGACTCGACATGCGCCCTGATGGGAGGCGCGGGTGAGTAACCGTGAAATTATAAACGGCGTAGCGCTCCCTGCGTTGCCGAGCCCTTCCCGGGTGTACGACGCAAAGTACGCGGACAGTCTAAACAACATCCTGCGTTTGTTTTTTAGGCAGCTTGCTAATAGCGTCAACTTGTTGACCGGGCGCAACGGCGGTCGGTTTATTGAGAGCCCCAACGGGTTGTTCTTTGATACCGCGGACCAAGCCATTGCGGCGATCAACATCGCCCAGCCGGTGCGGTTCAACCAGACTTACTTGAATAACGGCGTGATTATCAACGGCGCCACCACTTCTGAGATAACGGTCACCCACTCAGGTGTCTACAATTTTCAGTTCACCGGGCAGCTACGCAGCACGTCGGGCTCCAGCAAGTTGGTTTTTGTGTGGCTCAGGCGAAACGGTACCGACGTTGGGTATTCTGCACGTGAGTACAGCGTATCGGGTTCTGGTAAGGAGCTGGAGATTAACTGGAGCTTTAACATTGATTTGCAGGCAGAGCAGTATATCCAGATAATGATAGCCGCGGACAGCACCGACTTGCGGCTTGATTTTGTTGCCGCAACGTCTCCGCACCCGGGAATATCTTCAGCTGTCGTAGCGGTAAGCTTTGTATCCATCCTGCCCGATCCTTTACCGATACTCCCGTGAGGTGAAATGTGAAAAAGTTTGATCGTGGCGGAGAGATTTACGGGACCATAGATGTAGTTGGTCAACGCCCCGGCGCCGGGAATTTTGGTGGTAACATCTTTGGGGGGTACTCGGGCTCTCAGAGCGGGTGGAGCGTGCCTACTGCGGGGGCCGGGAGCCCTATGACCGAAGAGGAAGCGGACGCGTTCGCTCGGAAGTTTTACGAAGGTTGGGACCCTTACGGTGGGCAGTCTGTAGTAGACCGTGAAGCAGAACTCAACGCGCTATTGGCGGAACAAGGGTATTTGGAGGATTTGAACAAGCCATACGGCGAGCTTCCAGTGTTCTTGACTGACCTGATTGGCGAGTATCCCACTATCGGTGGCAACATACTTCCGGGCGATCAAGGCACCGCCGTTGCGCCCACACCCGCGCCTGTTGACGACACTGACGCGCAAATTAGAGCTTGGTTTGAGGCCAACCCTAATGCTACGGCGCAAGATGTGTTTAATATTATGCAGTCTAGTGGCGTGTCGCCTGAAACCGTTATCAACGCTATGGGCTTTGACCCAGAAAGTGCCATGGCGACGTACAACACGTTCTTGAACCCGGCAACCGCGCCAGCGCCTCCCCCTGCCACCGGCGGAGAAGACATTCTTGACGTACTAAAAGGTTTACCCGGCGCCGCAGTGGACACAGCCAAGTCCGCCGCAGACACACTACTCAAGCAGATTCAGGAATTCTTGCCGTTCTACGATCAATCGCAGGTGGTCTTAAACCCCACCACCGGGCAGGCGACGATAGTGTTTGGCACCCCTCCATCCGGGTCTCCTGTTATACAAGCGGGTAACCTGCCAAAATCAAACACCAACGTGGGTGTAACCACAGGTATCCCGATCTTGGATCAGGCCATCAACTCGGTGCTTGGCAAAGAGGGTGGATTAAGCTCTGGCAGCATACGGGACGAGGTCATAAAAGTGATCTCTGAGCAGGCAGGGCTTGATCCTGCTTCCACCGCTGGCATTCTCGGGGAAGACTTGGATACGATCCTTGCCACCGCCAATGCAGAAGTGGCAGATACGGCGTCCCGTTTAGGCGTGGACCTTACCGGGAAGAAAGAAGTAACTAACGACACGGGCACCAATGTAGTCAAAAACACGGATACCCCGGTTGGAGACGACTTTCGTGTGAGAACTGACGGAAAGGTTAAAACTAAAGGTGACCTGTTCACTGGCGGCGACAGCGACACCCCGCCCAAAGTAACTTCAGACAGCGTTGATATTGTTCTTGGTGACGGTTCGACCGAAAAGGTACCAAAGGCAGGCGGTGTGTTCGACGGCGGTGACCTTACACCAGAAGACTTGGGTGAGGGTGAGCTGAAAACACCAAGCCCGACCGAAAAGGTACCAAAGGCAGGCGTGGCAGGCGTGTTGAAAACCCCAGCAACCCCAGCACCCAGTCAGGGTATGCGAATGGAGTCCACCGAGAAGGCAGGGCTGGCTGAAATAGATAATACCTTTGACCCAAGTTTGACGTTTGCGGAGAACCTCATGCGGGTTTTGTCAGGAAAAGATGACACCGAGAGCGAGGCTTCTTATTATAGTGGTGGTAAAGTGGCGCCTTATGCTGGCGTAGACGAAATTATACGTTTGTTGAGAGGTTGACCCCATGACGTTTAAACTTTCTGATTTGTACCGCACGGGGGGGAAGTTTGACCCTGCAAAAGCCGCTACCAGCGCGGGGATGGCTGCATTGGCGTACGGTGCGCTTAACAAAGACAGCGGGCTGGGTAAATTTCTAGGGATGGGCTCTAACCAGCGCCCGGTGGGGTACTCAGAGGGTATTCCAGAGTACACGGCTACCCGAGAACTTGCGCCAAACGCCTTTGCAACCACAACGCCGACAGGGGAACCTCGCAGACCGGGCAGCGGCGGTCGACGGTACTTTACTGACATGACGTATACCCCGACAGGGAAAACAATGGGCCCTAAGCCATCGGGTGGCGTGTACGACTCACTAACAAGTGAAGAGGCTCAGTACTTCCTTACCAATCTGTTTAACAACAAGGGGGTTGCTAACACCGGGGGTGCTAGTCCGGTTACCCCTGTTACCCCTGTTACCCCTGTTACCCCTGTTACCCCTGTTACCCCTGTTACTCCGGTCACCCCTACGACGGTCACCCCTGTTACTCCGGTCACCCCTCCGCCCAAGGCGCCTAAGTTTACAGACGCGGAGGTTAAGGGCACGCTAGACACGCTTATAGCTCGGCATACAGGCAACAACGAGGAGCTGTACCGGGCGATAGCGCAGTCAATTAAAGCCTCGGGAGTCGACATAGAAGACGCGGCTCAACAAATATCTAGGATTTATAGACCTGATAGCACAAATTTAAGTAAAGGTTTAACTCCGCAAGAAATTATCGACGCGTACAAGCAGATAAAGTTTGCGCAAGGTGGTCTTGCTTCACTGCCGCAGTCTCGCGGGTATTACTTGGGCGGAGCGACTGATGGTATGGCGGACCAAATCCCTGCGAACATTAACGGCAGCCAGCCCGCTGCGCTCAGTGACGGCGAGTTTGTAATGCCCGCCGATGTAGTTAGTCACCTTGGTAACGGCAACTCGGACGCGGGAGCTAAAGTGTTGTATTCTATGATGGATAGGGTTCGCCAAGCTCGCACCGGTACAAAAGAGCAAGGGCGCAAGATAACCCCCAACAAATTTACACCCGCGTGAGGTGATGACATGACAACCCAGACCGCAGCTACCGCAGCAAACACCCTTGGCGGAGCAAACACCACAGTGGAAGAGTCGTCCCTTTCCAGCTTTGCCGGTCCGTACGTAACCCAGATGCTGGGCAGGGGCGCGGCGCTATCAAACCAACCGTACACCGCCTATGGTGGCCCCCTAACTGCGGGGCCTTCCTCGCTTCAGACGCAGGCGTTCCAAGGACTGGGCGCGCTTAAGGTGCCTACCTCCGGGTCTTTTACCGATAAAGGCGTAATGGCGAATTACATGAGCCCGTTCTTGCAAGGGGCTTTGGACCCACAAGTAGCGGCAGCGAGACGTGAAGCCCAGATAAGTCAGATGAACTTGCAGGGGAAGTACGGTAAAGCCGGTGCCTACGGCGGTTCACGTCAAGGTGTGGCCGAAGCCGAGCTGCAGCGCGGGCTGTTGGATAGAGTGTCCGGCATCTACGGTACGGGCTACGAGAACGCGTTTACACAGGCGCAGAACCAGTTCAACAAAGAACAGCAGTACGGCCTTGACGCACTGAGCGCGCAGCGCACCGGTGGTGCCGAGCAGCGTGCGATTGAACAACAGGGCGTAAGCGCCGACTTAGCGCAGTTTGAGCAGGAGCGCGATTACCCTAAGCAGAATTTGATGTTCATGCAGTCGCTGTTGAAGGGGTTGCCGCTGGAGACGCAGACGTACTCGTCCTATGAGCCCAGCGGACTGCAATCGTTGGCAGGGAGTCTTGGTGTAGGTAATGATATTACTAAGCTGTTGCAGGAGCTGTTTAAACCTAAATAGCCCACTGCGTAGACACCTGTAACACCTGTACCCTGATGCGAGGAACTAAGTTATGCAACCCCAAGGTTTAGAAGCGCTGATGCAGCAAAGCCAGCCCATGCCGCAAATGGACAACCCAAGACTTGCCGCTGCGATGGACGTGGTAACCAGTGACGCTGAAGAGCAGATACTGGACCCGCGCACGCTGGCCATGTTGAAGTACAAAGACGCGCTTCAGGCGATGCAAGCGGCTGACCAGATGATGGCAGCGGCACAACCCGCCCCTACAGCCCCTACCGTTGCCGAGCGCACTAAACTCGCAGCCGAGCAGGGTATTGCTGGATTGGCACGGCGTCTATCTCCCGGGGTACAGCAGCAGGGTAGTCAGATGGCCGCACAACAAGGTGCAGGCGGGTTACCCCAGCTCTCAGCTCCTAATATGGCCGGTATGGCCGGTGGTGGCATTGTAGGCTACGCCGAGGGCGGTGCTGCGGATGCAGACATACAGCGTTACACAGCGCAGTACCGGGCCATCATGGCAGCAGTACAGAACGCTGGTACCCCCGAGCAGAAAGCGCAGCTGCAGCAGCGCCTGCGCGAAATCCAAAGCACCTTTGATCCTGAGACTATAGCCCGTGCTCACATGCAGATGAGCGGTCAAGGTATGGCTGATGGCGGAGCGGTACGTGGGTTTGCCGAGGGTAGAAAAGTAGAAGGAGTGCAGCCTGCTATAGGCTCTGCGTACATAGACCCGGAGACGGGAGAACCTATGCCTATAGGAGAACGCCTTGCCATGCTTTTTAGCGCATTGAGTGATCCCAAGGGTCGGGAGGGGCAATACCAGCCGGGTAAAACGAGCAGCCCCCCTCCACCAACCGATCAACCCGCCCAAGAGGTGAGCACCAACGGGTCTACTATCAACCTTAGTAGCCTTGACCGTGACCGCCGAGAACGCAGTTCACCCCGCGTTACAAGCGAACCCACTTCTACCCAAACCCCAGAGAATGCGGGGCTTGCTAGTTTAATAGCGTATGTAGATAGTCAGACGGGTACGCCGACAGCTACGCAGACTGGCTTTGACACAAGGGTAGAGCAAGCAGCTCTTAACAGGCTAGAAGGTGCGCTTGATTATGACCCGGAAAAAACACGTCTAGAGGAGGAAGAAAGAGCGCGAGCTGCATACGGGGTGCCCGCGGAGCTAACAGAACTACTTCGCGCCAGATCGGCAGCGTTGGATGCTCCTCTGTACTCCCCTGAAGAAGAACGAAACCGTAAGATCAGTGCGTTACTAAGCGGGCTTGCTAGCTCCAACTTAATTGCTCAAAGCGGTCCTGCTGCATCCAGAGCTATAATGGGGATAGAAGACGAAGTTCGTGGGGATGCTCGTACACGCGCAGAAAAACAATTTGATCTAGCCGCGAGTTTAATTGAGCAAGAAAGAGCGGCGGGACAAAACGTATACACTGCAGGGCGAGAGGCAATTAGCCGTGCCGAAACTGGGGCGAACCAAGCAATGCAGTCAGCGGTTGCACGACTTAACAGTCTTAGGGAAGTGGGCGCTGCACAAACACTGCAACAACAACAAATGCAGTTTGATACCATTAAAGCACAGATGGAAGCAGCAGCTGAACAACAAAGGTTGGGGAGATACGACGCTCAAAACAACGCAGCTCTAGCCGCAACGTTTGAGAATGTCCTGCAGAACGCCGAAACTACTAAAGTTACGTTGTTACAAACATTAGCGGCTGCCCCCGATGAAAGTAAAGAAGATATACGAAATGCAATTAGTGCAATAGACCTTGAACTTAGCGCAACCAGAGCAAGGTTTAACGAGCTTACAGGGGTGAGACCTGCTCCTATTGGAGCCGCCACCCCAACGGGGGAGTTCGATCTTACCCCTGAAGCAGCCGATGTTTTTAGCCGATACCGCGAATGATAAGAAGGTTTTAAATGCCAACAATACGACAGTTAGGTGACGCACTTGTTAGAGCAGATAGAGCCGGAGATGCTCGGGCGGCCACAATTCTTGCGGCTGAAATAACCCGATTAAGACGCGGTGCTTCTCCAGAACCCGCCCCCGAAGAGACTTCTCTATTTGGGTATGTTCCCGAAACATTTAAAGCACTGGGGGCCGGGGCGGCAGGCACAATAGAAGCAGGACTAACAGGCGCATCCTTCTTATTGCCAGAGGAGCAGGAGCAAGCTGCACGGCAAAGAATTGCCGAATTAGGCGGTGGGGTACAGGAGTTCTTGGCTCCTGATGCTGCGTATGAGGGCACGTACCTTGATGTGGTGCGAGGTTTGGGATCGACCGCACCTTTTATTCTTGCTGCACCATTCGGGGTTCCCGGTGTTATTGCCGGTGCCGGACTGGGTATAGCAGCAGGGGCAGGAGAGGCAGGGCAACGCGCAGTGGCTGCGGGTGCAACTGAAGATGAAATTAGTAAGGCTGCTGGTCTGGGTATAATCCCGGGCGCTTTTGAAATGGTGGCTCCCGCACGTATTGTATCCCGTGCCAGAAGGGCGCTGGGGCCAAACACAGAAACTATAGCCAAAGCCTTGGATGATAGTATTAGCGCAAGGCTGTCCCGTGTACGAGCGGGAGGGCTTGGGCGTGTCGGAACAGCAGCGGTAGAAGAAGCTGCACAAGAAGCCGCCACCGAGGTTATGCAAAACTTAATCTCCCAAGGTGTCTATGACCCCGAAACCGAAACCTTTGCGGGGGTAAGTGAGTCCGCACAGATCGGCGGTAGTGTCGGCGGCTTGCTACAGTTGTTTACTGAAATGGCTTTGGGCATCAAGTCCCGTGGGGCTGCGGGAACTGCCCCTCCCCCTCCTGCTGCGGAGGTACCACCCCCTGCTGCTGCTGCTGCTGTCGAGACACCCCCACCCTCGCAAGAAGGGGGGGATTTGTTTGGTAGACAAGACTTAACTTCCGTTCTCTCTGCCGATGATCTACAGGCTCTCGGCTTAAACTTAAACAAAGCCACTGCAGAAAAACTATTTGGTCTCGACCTCGCTATACCCGAACAACGTGCACAAGCCCGTAGGATTTTAACTACCTACGTGAATAACACGACAACGCAAAGGCTTGCCCCGCAAACGGTAAGCCGAATCTCCTCCCTGCTTAGAAGTGACGCTTTTGCTGTCCCTGAAGCCCCCGGACAGCCCGGTACTCCTCAAGGCACCCAGCTCGACATGATCGACATCGACGAGACCCGGCAGATACAGGACTTGTTAGACACTGATGAGCTGGCACAGCTACAAGCAGAAGAAGACGCGCAACTAGCTGCGCAAGAAGCTCAGCGGCAAGAAGCAGAGCAAGCCCGCATAGAAGAAGAAACATCGTTGCTTGGGAGCCGGTTGGACACGTCCCGCAGAGCTGAGTCCGAGGACCGCCGTAGACAGGTACTGCTGCCCATAATTGAACGGGGGGATATTCCTGACGCCCCTAACTTGGCGCGAGCATTTAGTGCAGAACTGCGCCGTCAGGGTTTTACCAATACAACTCCTACGGAGTCTGAGCTTGCCACGATTAATCGGGCTGTGGGTATGCAGGAGGCTGTTACCTCTAGTGAAGCCACGCAAGCTGAAAACGCTGCGGCGTTGCAAGCGAGGCAAGAAGCCGAACAGCGTGCGGGGGTGTCAGATTTAGAAAGTTTGATACCGGAGCGCCGAACAGCGGCCCCGGTGGCACCTGTTGTGGTTTCACCGCAGGAACAAGAACGCGCTGAAAAGGCTAGGTTAAACCGTGAGCGACTAGACCGCACAGGTCGTGGGTTAGAAGGACAACTTGAGATTCCTGTTATACCTCGAGCAAAGGGTACTGCAGCGCCGCAAGAAGCAGCACCTGCCGCGCCCGATCAAGGGGTTCCTCCACAACAACAGGATTTGTTTACCCCCGCGCAAGAAACGGATAAAGCGCAGCTGGACTTGTTTGCGTCGGCAAAAGCAGCGGCGCCAGCCGCCTCCGATCAAGGGGTTCCTCCACAACAACTGGCCTTCGACCTTGACGCTGCGCTTGACGCAGCAGGGGTACCCAAACCAGCACCCGTAAGAAAGCGCGTGGCAAATATCAAAAACCCGGTAAAGATAAAAGCAGAGTTGGTGGCGTTTGCTGCAGCTCCCGGTGTTCCCTTGGATGTCGCTGCAAAAGTAAACGAACTGGCGGATAGTATTCCTCCAGCAGGAATTACTGAAGCTCAAACTGATGCTGCTTTTCGCTCTGAGTTTAGCGGATTGGGGGCAACGTACACCTCGAAGTTGAGCCGTCGAATAGCCGATGCCAAAAGAGAGTTGGCGCAGGGAGAAGAAGTCCCCCAAGCTGATCGTTTCAGTCTCGGGGTAGAAATTGACGCGCTCCAAGCGGAGGTCGATAGACTGGAGGCACTACGCCCGGTTGCCCAACGCTTGGATGATTCTGACGCCTACCGCAACGTAAACAAGGCGATGCTTTCGGGGGCACGACAAGAGCTGGACGTTAGCGATCTGAGTCAGTCTGAAAAACTAGCGGCTGTGGAGACTGCCCGAGCAACAGGCTCCGCCGCAGAAGCATCGCAAAGTGTGCTGGACGCAGTTGACGCAAAAGAAGGCGAACCGAAGACCATTACCCGTGGAGTTCCTAAACCGCCGTCCATGCCGAGCCTCGAGGGGGAGCTTAAAAGCAAAGCACCTGAAGTGTTTGGCAAAGCCCGTGCTTCTAAGTTAGGCAGGGACGATACGTACACCCCGGAAGGGGCTATGGTTCAGTACTTGGACCTCAAAGTCACTCCCGACCTGTTGCTTCAAACTATTGCGTTTGAAATAAATCGCCCTCTAAACACCCCAGCCAATAGGAATGATTTAAAACGCGCTAAGGCGGCAAGAAAGTGGGTGCAGGATAACGCCCCGGAATACACTCCTATATTAGACACCATGATAGGTATCGCCAAGCAAGAGGAAGCGTATCGCACTACAAGAGATACAAGAAAGGCGAACCTCAAAGAAGAAGCGAGGCTACAAAGAGATCGAGGGGACCGACAAAAAACCGCTGCAGAGGATGCAAAAGTAACGGCAGACTATGTGGACTCCGCGGCTAGAGATACTAAGCAAAACGACCGTTTAACGATGGAGGCGCTTAATGCCATAGTCGACTTTAGTGCCACCTCTGATGAAACAGTTCTGGCAGACGTTGATAAGTCGGCGGTTCGTGAACAAGCAAACGACGCCATGGCAGCGTACGAGGGGGTTGTAACTTTCGCCTTAAGAGGGAACGCCGTTGCTGCAACAATGGTCAATGCCGACCCAAGTGTTACTGAGCAACTGAAGAACGGGAGTGCTTCTGGGGCGCTTGATGGCATTTCCAAAACAACCCTTAATGCTAGCGTTCGCAGAGCTGCAGAAGCGTTAAGTAAGGCAATTGCAGGGGTTAAGGTTTCAATGACCAACACCCTTACCGACGATAAGGGAAACATGTTGGCTGGTATTTACGACGCCGCCACAGATACTATTGTTGTAAACACTAGTATGCCCCTTAGCACCCATACGGTACTGCACGAAGCCACCCATGCGGCGACCATAAAAGTATTGAAGAATCCGGGTCATCCAACAACGCAGCGACTTACACAGTTGTACAACAACCTCAAAGACAAAATGCCAGACGAATACGCCATGGAGTCTCTGGAGGAATTCGTTGCAGAAGCATTTTCTAACTCTGAGTTCCAGACAAAACTAGCGGCGTACCGTATAAGCGGAGACAAGATAACCGGCTGGGATAAGTTCTGGGAGGCAGTGGGTCGGCTGTTTGGCATGAACTACACCACTGCTACCGCAAGTACAGAGGCCCTAGACCTTATCAATACGATACTTGCCACCGCGCCAAACACCCGTAACGCTACAACAATTGCTTCCGCTATTGCTAAAGACGATCCTGAGAAAGCGGTAAATAGTCTCTTGAGTGGAGGCAAAGAATTTATACGAGACACCCCACCTGCCAAATTTAAAGAATATGTTGCCGTAATCGCTAGGGGTTCCGAAAAGGTACGGGCAACACTTTTGAATGGGCTGGGGCTAGAAGGCATCACCAACATCCTAAAAGACGTTGTCCCTTCAGCCAAAGAATTCGAAAAAATTATGTATAAGATGGACGGTGTACGCACTCAATATATGAAAGTGTACGGCGGCCTACTTAACGACCTGAATAAGGCGCTTAACGGGGACGTTAAAGGGCGAGCAACCTTTAACGAGCTTGTGTCTTTCTCAACGCTAAATGGGGCAGACCCAACTTCTGACCCCGATATTGTTAACAAGTTCTGGCTGCGGTACGGGGTGATTAACCCGAGCACAAACATAGCTACACAGAAAGAAGAAAAGTTTAATACCAAAGAACAGATGGAGGCTAGGAAAGCGCAGTTAAGTGCTCAAATAGCTAGTGCCAAAGCGGCAAACCGCCCTTCCCCTATACTTGGGGATGCAGATGGTATTAAAGCTACGGAGCCTGCGGATTTGCGTAAAGCAAACGATGCAAAAGTCCGTCAACTGTTTGCCTCCCTTACTCCTACTCAGCGTGGGGCGTACACCAAACTGCGGGACTTTTACGCAAACGTAAACGACAAAATAATAACCGCCGAAGAAGCTAACATAGACCGGATGGACATTGACCCTGAAATTAAAACTTCTGTAAAACACACCATGTTGTTGCGAAGAATACTGACTGGGTCGATCAAACCCTACTTCCCGTTAACGCGTGGTGGGGAGTTCTGGGTGGAGTTTACTTACCGAGACGACGACGGACAGTTGGTGTACGGCACCGGCTCCTTTAACTCTGCGTTGGAGCGAGGCAGAGCAATTGAAAAATTGCGTAATATGACCGAAGTGGATAGGGACAGCATACGTGAGCGACCTTTATCCGAGATTGAGCAACGTGCGTACGATGGAAGCATCCCTATTCCGTTCCTTACCGACCTGCAGAAAAAGATAAAAGACCTTGAGCTTAAAGACAAGGACGGCAAACAAGTAAACCCAGAAGGTAAAAGGCAGCTCAATGAGTTCTTAGCCAATGTCATCCTGCGCTCCTTACCTGAACAAGCCATTGTCCAATCGCGCCAAGTACGTAAGGGCGTTGCATTCTTTGAAGGGGACGCAGCTACCGCGCTTCAACAACGTGGCCCTCAGTTTATAACGAGCCTTTCCAACCTTTCCTATATGGTGGAGTTGGAACAAGTATCGAAGAAAATACGGGACGAGCGGGACAAGTTGCCGGACTCGGAAGTGTTCTACAAAGAAGCCGCTACTAGTATTGCCGGAACCAAAAAAGAGACACAGGCTATGACAGGATTTGGGTCTTTGCCCAGCTACCTGCAGTTCTCCAAAAACCCGTATATTGCCGGTTGGGCTAGGACGTTACGCTCGGGTACGTTCACTATGACCCTAGCGGGTAACATAAGCTCAGTAGCGGTCAACACTTCCATTCTACCCCTCGTCCTGCAAAACACGTTGGCTGGTAGATACGGAGCGTTTAAAGCAACTATTGCCTCGGCAATGGCAGCTAAGCTGTATGTGGGGTCTTTCGGAAAGGTATCTAGAGAAGGTATAACGGATTTGGATGCCAACGGGAAACCGTTAAGCCCTGATGTGACCATACGGGAGCTTGGTGGATTTTCAATAACTAATGATTTTTCAAATGACCCCAAACGTCAGGCAGGGTATAAAAAATTAGAACCCCTGACCTCTATATTTAAGGAACGTGGGTTTGACACTCGTACGCAAGCTGCAGAAATGTCTGAACTGGATAGCCCGACAGCCCCGTGGATTAATAAGCTTAACTATATAGGCGGGTTCTTGTTCGCCCACTCTGAACGCGGGATACGGCAGGTTAGTGCAATCAGCACATACATACTGGAAATGGAAAAACTTACAGGTAAGAAGTTCGGGAAGCTAACCGATCCGGATATTGCAAAGTACGGGGCTCAAGCCGCGGAAACTGCGATTGATACCATGCTGTATGTGAACAGCTCCGCACTTATTACCACCGCTCCGCGTATCGCACAAACATCCGCGGGCAGCTTGGTGTGGCAGTTTAAACGGGTGCCGGGGCAGATGCTGTACACCCACTTTAGTATGGTAAACAGTATTTTTAAAGACCTGACGGGTAAAGCCCGCACCCCCGCTGAACTCGAAGAAGCAAGGGCGCTGCGAAACACGTTCTTCTACACAGCTGCAGCGGGCGGGGCGCTTGTGGGAGTAAAGGGCATCCCGATGTACGGGGTGGTAGCGTCAATTGCCAACCTGTTCTTGGACGACGACGAGGACGACTTTAACACTCTTATCGCTAAGACGATGGGGGAGGACAAGTACTACGGGTTGATCGCAAATATGTTTGGGGTAGATATTACGGATCGTGTGTCCTTGACCAACTTGATGATCCGCGACCGCGGCAACTACAAACCCGATAATGAGTATCAGTATGCGGTAGAGGCATTACTTGGCCCCGCGTTTGGTGTGACCATGCGTAGTATTCAAGGCGGACTTAGGTTGTTTGACGACGACCCAAAAAACACAGACCGTGCGGTGGAAGCCATCCTACCTACAGCGTTATCCAATTTTGCAAAAGCATATCGGTTTGCCACCAAAGGGTACGAGACGGGGCGGGGCGACCCTATAATATCTGGGGCGCTGCCAGCAGGGGACATCTTTAGACAGTCCTTGGGGTTTGCTCCAATATCCACGCGCTCAGCCAGAGACAAGCTATCGCTTAATATCCGTAAAGATTTGGGTAGGCGAGATCGCAGGAACCGCATAATCGATAAGCTCGTGTATGCCGTTTCTGGAGAAGGCGAGCACTCTGAACTATTGGCGCAGGGGTGGCGAGAAGCGCAAGCCTTTAATGCGGATCACCCGGCATTTCCTATAGGGGTGGACACGCTACTGCGCTCTATCAGGGCTAGACAAACACGTACGGAGATGGCAGCAATTACAGGTGGAGCACCAGTAGACAGGAAAACGGCACTTGAAATGATAGAGTCGAACAGGGAGTTTGAGGAGGGGATCAGCTGGATGGACTGGTAAAAAAAGCCCCCGTGAGGGGGCTAATGTTCTCTCTGATAGAGAATGACGCGGGGCTATAGTACCACACTTACTTTAGCCTCCAAACACGTACGCCGTACTTCCCGTCTTCAATCCGTATTCGGTGTGCTATATCGCTCCTACGCACACCCCCCGCTTCCACAAAATGCTCTAGGGCTTTTACGGTGTTTACACAGGGTATAAACACCGAAGAACCGGGTACAAACTTGCTCCAGTCTACGACAACACGCACCCCGTCAGGGGATATGTCAGTTACCATCAACCTCGTCATCTTCCGTTAAACTCGACTGTACTGATTCATGTTTGGACTGGTTCCATGTAAGTTCTATAGTGTGCATAGCCCCCAAATCCAACTTAGTGCCTCTACCCAAACGTACTTTGTGGAACTTACCATTCATCTCGCGTTTGATAAGGTCGCGTATGGATGCATAGTGGTGTCCGCGTTTAAGGCACCATTCTTTAAACGGGGTGGGCAACAGGAACAACCGGTTAGCGTCATACTCGTGCCGTGCCACCCATCTAAACATAGGCGTAGCGTCCGGCAAAATCAACTTCTCAAGTTCTGCGTCTTTCGTTCTTGCACTGTCAGTGCTCTTCAAACGCAGTATACCGCGGGGATTATCGCTCAGGTATTGCCCTATCAAATCTTCAATGTCTATAACCATGTCTTTCATATCTTCTCTCGCCTTCTTAAGCTTCTTTACTATCCACCGGTACAACCTCTGCAAGTCCCAGTTAGTTAATTTCAATTGGTTTGCAATGATGCACCCCGCAAAAGTTGTAGCTGTTTGGGCAACCCAGAAGCGGTGTTGTGCTTCCAAGCCTGCGGACAGCATCAGTTTGTCCCTAGTAGCAAGTACAAGTTTTTCTACCTCTACCATGTTGTTGAGTACGTGTTGGATAAACACTTCCCCCGCATGTCCGTAGTTGCTCGACAAGTCTTCATTCAATGTATTCGCTTTCATCGCATCTTCTGTAGTTTTCAAAGTTTTAATCACTGTGGCTTCTAACATGCGCCCAATTTCCCCTTTAGCCAGCGCCCTATGTTGAGACACAATGTCCGCTAGACTGGTGTTGCCTGTAGTCCCTACGATAAAAGCCCATTCTGCCCCGCGGTAACGCTCCGCGTTTTGTCCGGTGTTGGACATCCTGTTCTTTTGCTCCCCATCACTTACTGCATAGGTAAACTCGCTAGCATCCGCGGGTTTGTAATTAGTGATCTCGTCGATATACAACGGTAGGTTTTTCCATATCTCGGCACGGTTCCACGCTGAGTTACCGGTGTCCTTCCCTTTGAGCACCAACTTCTTGTAGTTACCCCAGACCGACGCCCCTCCGTTCATACCTGTAGTTTTGCCGTATCCGGTTTCGGAACTCATCAAATGGTATATAGACCCTGCTATGTTAGGGATGAATATCATCAATGGAGCGCCAAATGTTATACCGAACATGTACTGGTGTTCTTCAAACCCGTCTCGATTGTAGTAGTCGGTCACTCTTTTCCACCCCTCTAACGTGCCTTTCTTCTGAAAAAATGGGAAGTACTGTGCAGTACGAATACTGGGGGGGTTTATGAGAACACGGTCTGCAAATATCTCCCGTTCCCCCAACACAAAGGATTTTCTATCTTCTGTCCACCCAAACTGGGTGTGTACATTTATGATGTCCTGCGAGTCTTTTAGAGTCTCTATCCATCTCCCGATGTAAACCATGAGCGCCTCTGCTTGTTTAGCCAGTACGAAGATATCGTGCATCCCCATAACCTTACGAAATTCGTCTTTTGACGTTATTTTGTTCATAGGGATTACAAATGTCTGTACCCCCTCTCGGGCAGTGTGGTGCTTAAACTCAAACGCGGGGCCTTCCAAAGGGTCTAACAACCTTTTGGTCACATACAAATCTCGTTTGTATATTTCCTTCTGCTCTTCCGTGCCATCCGAATGTTTTATGCGTACGTACACCCCTCCCGTCGCCCCTCTCTCGTAAGGGAGTGGATACTTGGGTATCTGTATGGATACCGTTTTAAATGGTTCAGGTGGGGTAGGCTGTGAAGGTGTTCGAGGGGCGTTAAGGCTATCCTCACCGCCTTCAGAATCGTCGCCTTCCTGCTGTGCGTAGTGCTCCGCCTCTTCCTCTCCCCAGTTATTCCCGGTAGCGGGGACTTTAACTTCCACGACTTCCGCTTCAGACGTACGTACTTCCATACACAGCTTTATAGGCGAGCGTATCGTGCCCGCTAGTTTGTGCGGACAGCCTTCACATCCAGCGGGGTTATCCTTTTCAAACGTGGAGCACAGGTGTGGGGTATCGATAGAGGCAGCTATCTTTTCTGTTTCTTCTGCGCTGTAGTTACTGTATCCCTGTGACACAAGGTGAATTGCTTGCGCCCCGTCCTCGTCACAGAACTTAGCGATGGACAGTACGTGGAGCCAGTCGGGGTACGACAGCTCGTCCGGGGTCATTATCGCCCTGTGTATCTGGGCACACCCTTTACCCACCGCAGTTGCTTTGAGTAGTTTGGAAAACTTCTTTACGTACTTGTTGTCCCCCAGCGCACGCGCCATGTCTTTCGCGTCTGCTTCCGAGTACTCTTTCGTTGGAGCCAAGGGGGCAACTGGTATCAATACCGCAGGCAGCTTGCTGGCAAAGTCAGCCAAGGACACAGGCGTCAGGTTGGTGTTAATGATTTTAACTTGCTTGGGTACGCTACCTTTGTAGTTATGCGTATCCGGGACCCGCAAAATCCTAGCTGCGTCAGCAGTAACCGATGGGTCAATAGCCAGCCCCGCTTCTAGGCATACAGCCTTGAGGTGTTCTGCTACAGGTAGCCATTGCTCCCGTGTATAGGCGGCATCCAGTATCCAATACACGTGCAACCCACGCCCAGAGTTCACTACCACAGAACATTCGGGCAACCCATATTTGGTTTTTAGCTCCTGCAACGCCGCCCACCCGGCGCGTTGGGTTGCGTAAGGTTTCCCTTCCCCACAATCGATATCAAGGAATAATGTTTTTATCCCAAGTACGTTGTCGGCTTTGCGGCTCCCGTTAGTAACAAAGGTGGCAAGAGCTACAAACGTATCAAAACCATCTGAGTCAAATACTGATGCAGCCTCGTGCACTTCATCAATGGACGAACAAAATCTGGGTACTACCCTTTTTTTATCTTTAATGCCTACTACACAATAGTACCCATCAGCGCCTAGAACGGCGCTTAGAAAGTCTTTAGGTTCCATAGCATTCCCACATCAGAGAAGAAAGGGGCCTGAACTAGCGCCCCCTGTATTATTTTTTAATCGTCGTATCCGTCTAGTTCATCCAACAGGCCAGCAAGATCAGGAACAGTGGGGGCGGGCGCATTTTTCTTTTTTGCCACCTTAATTTTTGGTTCTCCCACTTCCTCGGGTTCCTCCGCAGTTGAACTGCTGAGTCCGCCAAACAACCCCAACTCTTCCTCTTCCACTTTCGGCTTTGGGGGTGCTGCTATTGGCCTCGGGGCTACCGATTTTTGAAACGCGGGGGGAGTATCTTCCTTTGGTTTCACGTACAGCGCAATAAGTTTCTCGGTGTCTGCGCTCTGTTGTGCCTCAATCGCCAACTCCAACTCCGACGCCTCTAATACCCGCAGTGCTTTAAAGCACAGTTTGGGTGTGGAAGAGTCAGTATCAAAACGTATTTCTGTAAGTAGAGAGGCTAACGGAGCGCGTTGCCCATCCAAGAAGCGAGCGTAAGACTGTAACGCCATCTTCTGCTTGTTGTCCCCGAACACACTAGTGGCGGGCAAAGAAAGCTGGTACACATCTTTAGAGTTAACGGAACCGCTTGCATCTGCCAACAGCACGGCCACACGCTGAGAAAAACGACACGCCCGTCCTTCCCCCATGCCAGAACCTTTTATGTTTTGCTTACAGTCAAAACAAGACTCTGACTGGCGATCAGAGGCAATAACCTCGGGGGCGGGACGTCCTGTGCTAGTATCGGCGGACCAGCAAACTGGGGCAGTGGTTTGCCCTTGCACAAACTGTCCCGCGTAGTACATGCGGGTAATCGGAGCAGTTTTAACCAGCACTGCTTTTATCGCACGCTGTTCAAGTTCCCCTACCTCTTGCCCGTTAACCACTTTGCGGAACACCCCGCCGCGGATACTTAAGCGGCTAACCCCGGACGTCGTCTGGCGACCAATGGCGTTAGTGTCTGGCTGCAGCTTAGCCAATAGTGCTTTATACGCTTCGGGCATATTTTCAAACAGTGTTACGTTACTCATACATCATCCTCATCAGTAAAGTTAAACTCCAATTGGACCGGAGTGTTTTTATCTTTTGTGTTATCACTTGCCTCTTGCTTCAATGCCGCTACTACTTCTGGGATACTGAACCTATACGTAGTGCCAACCTTTATGTAGGTTTGTTTTGGTATATGCCCTTTAGCCACCCAGTCACGCACAGTAGTGACCTTAACCGACAAATGCTTAGCCAGTTCCTCAAACGAAACATACCCATTTGTCATTTTTTCCTCCGTACAGTCACAGTGTATTCGCTATCACGATTTAGCCCCGGTGGTAGCAGGTCGGGGTGGTCTTCTAGGAACTGTTTCATGTTCCCTTGATGAACCCTTTTTTCCAACAACTCAGGTACTTCATGTTTGATGATGAACCGATTCATGGATTCCCAGTCGGATGTCCAATACTTAGAGCGCACCGATCGGTAAAAAGTGCCAGACTCCGTACGGACAGACTCTGCCCCACTAGAGTCGCAATACTCTAACAGCGCCCTTTCCAGCCTATGCAACTTTGAATCTATAACAGCTTGGGCAGCTTCAAAGTCAGTGGTAAGGTCCCGCTTCTTATCCCGCAGCTTTATATAAGCTGACACTACCCTATCAAGGTCTATGGTAGCCTCTTCGTCCATCGCATCACCTTTAAAGTATACTGCATGTAAAACTAAGTTTATATCACTATAGTTGAGTATGGTCAAGTTTAATGTTGTATGCTTACTCGTCAAGTACGTGTTTGTACAAGTCTATTATTTTTGAATGCACGTCGATTCTTTCTTCCAGCATTCTGTATATATGCTTCTCTACTTTAGAGCCTTGCAGCCGCACCACTGTACACGGGTGTTTCTGCCCTGCTCGATGCACTCTAGCGTTAGCCTGTGCGTACGTTTCCAATGAAGATACTGGAGACCACCACACAATCGTGTTTGCAGCAGTGAGGGTCACCCCGTGAGCCGCTGCTTGGGGTTGGATGACGAGTACTTGAGGCTCAGACGTTTCCTGAAACCTTTTAAATATTTCAGTCCGTTTAGCCGGGGACACATCACCCTGTATAACTTCGTTAGTGATCCCGTCTTTCGATAGCTTGGCTGCTAGTATATTTATTACGTGCCGAAACGGGACAAATATAAGTACCTTTTGGCTGGACTCTGCTATCACCTCCTTCAGCACGTTGTATCGGTTCTTGATATCAAACTCCACTACCTCTTTGTTGTCGGTATACACCGCTCCGCAGGCTATCTGTAGTAGTTTATTCATGCTTACTGCAGCGTTAACCGCGGATATCTGCTCCCCCGCCACTACCGCCATCAAGTCTTCTTTGATATCCAGATAGTACTTCTTCTGTTGGGCGGTCAGTTCTACTTCCCGCTTAACGTAGGTCATCTCAGGCAAGTCTAGACACTGATCTTTGGTAAACCGGATGGCCGGTTGCAGTGCGTTGAAGACTATGTCAACCGCGTTTGTTTTCGGCACCCACTTAAACGGAGTGAGTTGAACCATTACCATGCTCTTAAACGCGCCAAAAAATTGAGGTACGTTCTTGGGTGCAACAAGTTTAGCTAGCCCGTAAGCATCCACTGGCGATTGAGCCGCCGGAGTCCCCGTCATCAACCACAGCCATGTACTTGGAGTCACCAAACGGTTCAAAGCTTTCCACCGTTTTGTCTGTGCGTTTTTGTAGTGGGTAGCTTCATCCACGATGATGAGGTCAAACTTAGCCGCAGCTAGGTAGTCTTTTACAATCTCGACGCCATCATAATTTATGACAACGTATTCGGCACCACTCGTGATGATGTCTATTCGCTTGGCTTTACTGCCGTGGGCAATGTCCACAGTACGGTGCATGGCAAACTTAAATAGGTCCGCTCTCCATGCAGAATCCATAATAGACACTGGGCACACAATCAAAACACGTTTGACCAGCCGCTCTTTCATCAAGAAATCAGATGCCCATATCGCAGACCCTGTCTTGCCTGTGCCTTGTTCGTTGAAACAAAAGGCTCTAGGGTGCATCGTAAGGAACGCAGCGGTTGTTTTCTGGTGCTCAAACGGTGCGTACATCCCGGGCCAATCGTACTTGCCCATGATAGGCGAGGGCACGTCCCGTATGTTCATATTGCGCAACACACGGGACTCGTCCACGCCCCATCGCACCAACACGTTGTTGTTGTCTAATTTCCTACTGGTCGGTATAGCGGCTAATATTTTTTCGGGGTTACGAACGCGGAGAAGTAACCCCCTGTTGTCTATAACTTGCATCATCCACCTTTATTTTTTATAGTTTCTGGCTCTGTTTTTACTGCTACTTTCTATCTTGTACCCGTCTTTGTTCGTGCCCCCGCGGCTAAGCGGTTTGTTGTGGCTAACATCTTTGCCTTCGCGCTTATCCGCTTTGCCGTTCCCGTTCTTGTCCACTCCGTTTTTGTCTACAGCGCGTCTAGCTCGCTGTCGTTCCATACGGTTAGCATGTTCCCCACGCTCTTTCTGCTGCTGGTATTCTTTTTTGTAGGGCCTATCTTTGTTTACGTATGGCATTTCACTTACCTCCAATTACCGTTTGCCGTTATGTGGACATTCCAACACTACGCAGTGCG